AGGGGCTTTCTTCTCTAACTGGGCATGAACCAAATTAAAGTTCTCATGATGCTCATGGTATGGAGGGGTATTACGAGTCAATGTCATTTGAGTTAGGTGACCACGGGCTTGAGTAACTAGGTCAGAGATTTCTTTATGAGAAACTCCTGGACCTGATGGACCTCGTGGGGTTGCTTTTACAACAGTTGGGCGAGAAGGAGGACGCATTGTTGGAGTTGTTGCACCCTCAACTACATCTCTACCTGCTTCAGGAAGAACGGTTGTATTTCTGGCTTTAGTTGCTGCTTCAACATTAGTATCGTCAACACGTACAAGTTTGCCGTCAACCTTTGCAATCTGACCCTTACGTGGAGCACGAATCTTGCCTGTTTTTGGGTCAATCTTTTTACCTGTTTTTGTAACAGCACGCTTCTTTACTTTGCGAGGTGCTGCTTCAGTCTCTGTTACAGAAGTTACGCCTTTTGCTAATTCAGAATTCTTTGCGGAACGTGTTCCTCGTGGCAAAGTTCTTTTAGGCATTTCGCCAGGAAGTTTTACCTTTGGCCCAGCAGCAGACTTAACAGGCTTTTCGCCACGTGCTTTTGTCTGTTGCTTTGGTGTCATTTCAACCAAAGGCTTTACAAGGTTGGTCTTCTTATCGACTCCCGCTGGTTTCTTTGCCATTACGCCATCCTGTCCTTAAGACGTTTGGCTGAATGCTGTGAAAAACAATCTGGGCACATGCCTTTGCTGTACATAGCCTGAACAGGGTTCATAATAACGCCACACTGTGGGCATGGGTGTGACCCGTTATAGGTCATCATGTTGTCAACAATCTTTTTTGCTTGCATCTCTAGGATAAAAGCACCGCTATCTGTATCCAATTACTTCTCCCCTGCGTGCCAAGAACGAACGTCGTCACCATCGTGGTAAGTCATTTCTTTTTGGTTAGGGTTAGAACTCTTGCTACGCATGTCTAATCCATCGCCTGTTGGGAATGCTGTGTAGACCGCTTCTGAATGAACATTCTTTAAGTGAATCTCCGCATTTTTTGCTGCGTCAAGATTTGCACTACGAATATCTAATTTTGTTTGGAATCGACTTGGGTTTGCCCATCGTCCTGCCCAACGTGCTGCGTTGCTATTACCCATTAGTTGGCTCCTAAATCATTGCGTGCTGAACCTGAGTAGCCAGCAACTCCACCTGAATACCAAGAAACACGTGGTTCAACGTAGTTTCGGTCAATCGTTACTATGTCATCAATTCCAAATGCTCGTCGGTCATACCCATATTTTTCTGGGAAAAGACGGATTTGTGGCAATGGTGGACGCACCATTCGAGCAATATCTGCCCCTGGAACGTTCATAACCATAAGGGCTTGAGAAGTTAGGCGTTCTTCGTTAGACGACCATGGACCGTTGTACTGCCAACGCTTTGCCACTTGGTCAGGTTGACAAGGTGGACGCATAGCCCACGGCTTTGTGTGGTCGTAGCGACCATCTACACCATTACCTCTCATTGTCTTCCCTTCGGTTGTGTAACCCAGACTGTTGCCTGAACTTGCTGTGGCACTAACGAACCACCAATTCTATAGGTTGCGTTCTTGTAAGCGTCTGCAAAGTGGTTGTATTTACCGCCAACAACCTTTCCGCCTAACTCATCTAACGCACCGCTTTGAGCAACAGCAGCGTTATAGGCGTGACGGTCAATCGTTACGTAGTGAGGAGAACTAGGGTCAGCAATGTTTTTGTAAAAGTTGTATGTTTTTGGACCAGTTTTCATACTAAATTCTTGGTCAGGGTCTTGACCTTCAAGGATTCTCTGAGCCTTACGAACGTTTTGCATACCGCCAGTTGAGGTTGTTGTTCCTGTTTTTACAAGTTCTTCTGCTTTGCGAACGTTTAGTCCCCACTCAGTCATAGGACTTAATGCTGAAAGAATTCCTGCACCTTTACGTACATCGCCTTTGCCAATCTTGTGAGCAATCTCGTTGGCTTTTTCGTACCAAGTATGACCTGCTTCTCTATGTTCTTTAGAGGCAGCCTCATAACGGCGTTGAATTTCGTCAACGTGTTTTCCCATCTGCTGTTGTGACCACAGTGGGCTAAATCGTTCTTTTGGTACTCCGTCCACGTTATCTCCAAACAGGACGCATTGATGCCCATTTGTCTGAACGCTTTGCGTACAGAACACCTGGCTCATCAGCACGGAGATTTGCTTTTCCGTCGTTGACCAAGTGTGGGGCTGGAGTTAACTCAACCTCTGGCTTTGAACGGTCAGATAAAAAAACAGCCACACCGTTGTGATTCACTAACTTAGACTTTGCTTGACGTGCTAATCCACGGGTGGGCTGTAACTCTGGGGGCCAGTAGTACTGGGATGGGTCAACACGTTCGCCTTTGTGAACTCCACGTTGATACGCTTTCTTGTTGACATTGTTCTTTAAAGAGTCTAAAAGACGGTCGTCACGACGACGAGTTGTAAGAGTTCCAAGGTAACCGTCTGGATACTCTGCAGAAGGAACGCGACCAACACCAAGACGCATGAAGTCCATTTCCGAACGAACGGAAGGACCACCAACACCGCCTTGATTGTTGTAGCCAGATAAACCACCAGCACCTAGTGCTTGCCAGTTCTGGCTTGGGTTCATGTTATTTGATGGCATTATTCACCTCGCATACGGCTAACACGGTTCTCGTTTATTGTGCGAAGAATGTGCTCGTATGTAATTGGCTTTCCATTTAACATTCCCGCTTTTTTATTCCAGTCTTTGTTCTGGTATTGATTGCGGGTAAAACTTCCTTGTCCTGGAGTATCTAATGCACCTGGACGATAACGTGGGTCAACATCATTCTTACCAAGGTCAGCAGTGTGCAAAAGAACATCTCCACCGCCACCCATGTTGTGACCACGTGCAGATACACGTGTCTTTGGCATTCCATAAGATGCCTTCTGTTGTTCTTTAACACCCATCTCTTGTGCTTCTTTAGGTGTCTTTACTTGAACTGATAAATCTTGGTCTGCAACTTCTGGAGTTGCTGGGTTCTTCCAAATTCCGTGCACTGCTCCCTCGTGTGATGAAGCAAGTTGATGGTGGGCTTGGCGATAGTTGGCGATGTCTTCAGCCTTAATTGGCAACGCAGTTGGCTTTTCAGCACCTGCAAATGCAGTCATAAACCCTTTGCCCTTAACGTGCTCACGGCTTGAAAAACCTACAGATGCTCCGTAGTTCTCAGGATTGTTGACGTAAGAGGCTAGTTGCTCGTTGCTTAATGACTCGCTCATACACCCTATGTTCTAGGGTAGACTGGGTTTTGTCAGGGTAAAGGAGAACCAAAATGGGGTTAACACACCACGTTGCAATAGCAGTAATCGATGAAAACCGCTTTCAAGCGATGTGTAACCCCATTAAATGTGGTTGGGTTGGTTCAGTTACAACGCAACGTCAGACTGCTGAGTTTGAGCGGGAGATTCACTATATTGAAATTCTTGCCCTTGATACACAGCATGACCCTCAATAATGTGAACCGCTTCAATTGAGAAGCGACCTGTCTCTTCGTTGTAGAACACAATTCCTACACCTTGCTGCCAGTTTTCAAAGTGGAGTCCTGGACGACCGTCAGAACCAACGCCTGAGTTAACAGACGGTACTGCTCCATCCACTCGGCATAAACATCCTGGGCTGAAGGCAACGCTTCTGATTGGTCCGTCTGCATCGAAAGTTGTTCGGTACTGCAACTCAATACGATGGATGTGCCCAAAGATGGTAGAGAGATGCGGTGTGTCATTTGTGTACGCAACAGCCGTTGACCCGTTGCTTCGGACTTTGTTTCCGTGCATTGCTCTGAGATATTTACCAAGCCAGACAAAACTTTCTTGTGATGGATACTTGTCATAGAACTCTACTCCTAATTCTTTAAGACACAGTAGGTTCTGAACGCTCAGTACTGGGTCGCCCTCTAAATCGGTTGCTTTCTTTAGCCCATAAGATGCAGCAGCGTTACGGGTTGCATATAGGTTTAACCGATTGTCGTGGTTTCCCTCTAAAAGAACAATACGTGCATCAGGAGCGATGGCTCGCTGTTTTGCTAGAAACGCATGACCATAGTTAATGGCTGCCTGAGTTGTATTAGCAAAAGATGCTTCTTGAACGTACTTGGAGTGCTCCTGTAAATCTAGGAAGTCGCCCAAGTTAATGACGGTATCAACACCAAACTTCTCTTGAACATACGCCATGATTTGAAGTGCAACATCAATTGCTGCCTCATCATGGAATGGGTCCATAGTCCCATCTTCGTAACGACGATAACCAATTTGTGGGTCAGGCAAGATAAATGCACAACGCATTTTGGTTTGCGATTTGTCGTGACGAGTTGGTAACCAACCTAAGTCGACGTTTACAGGGTCAGCAGGTCTGACTATTTCCCATTGCGGTCCTTCGGACCATGCAGGATGGATAACAAACTTAAGACCTTCAAGGTCGTGGACGGTTGCGTTACCTTCTTCGTCTTTAGTAACCGTCTGGTAAGTCGATACATTGACCTTAGTAATACGACCCATGTCATCTGGGTCAAACCCATTCTTTTCAAGGAGTTCTCGAATCTTGCTCTGTTCAGCGGTTTTCTTTAATTCTTCCCAGTTGTTCTCTATCGACATGCACATGCTCCTTGTCTGTGACTCCGCATTGTGTCTCGACACATTTGATTACCAACGACAGTTTGTAGTTCACGCCATAAATCGGCATGGCTTAAATCAGAGTCCAGCATGATTTGTACAATCTCTGCTTTGTCTGAGGAAAGGTTATTTAGCCAACGTGCGAATTTACAGTGCTTAGATTTAACTGGTCGGTCATTTAGCCGAACTAGAAGTTTTTGAAACTCTTCAATTGGTGCGTCTTGTTCCACGATTGATGATTCCATCTCTACCCCTCTGTAAGGATTTGTTGAAGAAATCTTACAGAGGGTAGCGACGAAAAACTAGAGCGACTCGCCCACTAATTATTTTTTAATTTCTCCATAATTTGGAGCGTTGTCGCCCCAGTTATAGAAGGAGCCAGCAGTCTGCTTAGACAAAGGAGTTGGAGTTCCGTAAGGGTCACTCTGATTTGCCCAAGCAGTACGTGCTGACGCTGAAGAAAGGTTTGTAGAACCAAGAGGGCGTGGCGAAGTAACACCACGGTACGGTTGTACCGATTGCCCTTGGTTTTGTGCTGAAGAAAGGTTGCCGTTCATTGCTTATCGCATTGAGTCAGCAGAACCACCAGAGAAGCCTTGACGAGCACCCATTGTTGAAGGAACAATACGAGCACTTGACATTGTTGCACCTGCTGCTGGGTCAATTGTTGGCATCTTTGCAGAGACTGAGTGCTTTGCACCCTTCATCTCTGAGTTTGCATCGACCTTGACTGGTGTACGACGTGGCTTTGCACCCATAACAGCAGGGTCTGCTGCCTGAGTATTCTTCTTTGGCATTAACTTGCCAACAACTGCACCTACAGCGATACGTGCACTTCCACCTGCAATCATTGATTGAAGATTGTCTGGCATATCTACTGAGGTTTTCTTTCCAGCACCATCAACGTGGTTGGATGCTGCACCTGCACGACGACGCATAGCGTGTCCCATCTTTCGGTAATCTGACATTGGAACTCCTTTGTGCCCTAAAAGAAGGATACCTTCTTTTAACTGGCTTGAATGCTAAATACGATGGCGGATATTTCCCCATCGCGGGATTCAATTGTGGTGAACCCTGGCTTGCATGTCAGGTCTAACCCTCTAGGGGCTACGTACCCACGAGCAATTGCTAGGGCTTTTACTGCTTGGTTTACTGCTCCAGCACCTACGGCACGCAGTTTTACCTGACGGTCTTGGTACAGGGCATGGGCAATTGCAGAAGCCACGGATTGTGGGTTACTTCCTGCACTTACTCGTAAGAACGGTTCGTCTGCGGAAACCGTTTTGTCAATTTCGGTCACGATTTAGTATTCCTTTGCTACGTTTTGTGTGCCATCCCTGCAACAAAGGTAGGTATAAACCGCTAATAAGTCAGCCTAAACGTGGTTCGTCTCTGTATTTTGGGTCAAACATTTGCTTAATTACAGCCTTTTCTACGGCATCTATACCAGTCCCTGAGACCAAACGGGCTAAGGCATAGGAGTCAGCAGCGTTGTCATCAGAGAATTCAATACCCCAGCGTTTGTACATCTGGAGCAGCATTTCCTGCTTTTTGGCATTGCCTTTACCTGCAGCAAACTTCTTTAAGGTCATAGGAGGAACTTGTAACGGGTAGAAGTTATGTAAACGAAGTTCTAACTTTACTGCCCCTGCAAGTTCTCCAAGTTTAAGTGCTGCTGGGCTTTGCAGAACAGAGCCTTCCATGGCTACGTCTAACACTTTGCCCCCACGTACTTCGTATTCGTAAATGACTTCCCGAATAAATTCTTGAATGTCCAGTAATCGTTCCACGCCAAAATAAGGGGACTTGTAAACCCACGAAGTATATTTAGTAACGTCGTCTGATTGAAGAGCAGTAATTGCAAATCCTGTTAATGATTGGTCAATACCAACGTAAACTTCTTTACCAGTCTCTAATCCACCATCAAACTGTTTTGTCATAAATTGTCTTTACCATGTATTCGAGTTGTTCAAGGGTTCCGTCATTTGACAATCCGTGGTCAAAGTCGTATCCGTCCATCTCCCATTCGGAAACGTGACCATTAACTGCCTCAACTCCTGGTCTTTCAACTCTCCAAACTTGCCCACCAAACTCTCTAATTGCATTGGCTTCATTTCTAAAGCGAACATCTGCAATTACATAGTTCTTGTCTTTTCGCATTTTTCCAAAAGCAGCCATAATCCAAACATTGGGATTGATATTCTGTCTTGCTGCGTATCCAAGAGATTGCAAAAGTTCACGAACCTCTTGCTTTGATTTAGCAACATCCCAACCGTAACTATCAACAATTGGTACTAACCGTTCTCCACCAACGTGGGGATTCATAGCATAAAGAATCTCACGAATTGGGTCTGCAAACGCTACGCGTTCAAACCCAAACTCACGTATGAGAGTTTCTGCAACAGTGTCTTTGCCTGAACGTGCATATCCTGATAGACCAATAATCATGATGAGAACTTATCTTTTCGTGATGCACGGAAGTCAGATGCTCTACGAGTTAGTTCACGAGATACCAATGCAGTATCACGCTCTAGGTTGTAGAACATTGCTTCAATCATCTTTCGATACGCATACGCTTTATCTAAATCTTCCGACAGTTTCAAAACCTTTGGGTCAATTGAAACCTCTGCCTTGATTGCTGTGATTCTTTCGCCCGTTGCTTTCTGTGTCATGCGAGTAACCATCAATCGTGCAGATGCAACTTCCAAGGCTCGGTCTGCTGCACGCTCATCAACCTGTGCTGCTGACAACTGAGTGGCTACATAGTTAGACCATGCAGTCAAAGTACTGAACAACTCGCTGAGTTCTTCGCTATCTAAATGTGTCAACTCTTTTGGCATAAGAGGGAAAGCGTCTTGCTTTGGAGCGTAGGTAAACCCTTGCTCTAGCAAAGTGTCTACGGCTTCTTGAGATGCTGGACCGAGTTTAAGCGTCATTATCTACTCCAAATTGTTCGCAGGACTTACAGTTTAACCCAGGCTTATTGCTGCACTCTGGTGGCACGCCGTTAGTAACGGCAGTTACAACTTCTTTAGCGTTATCAAAGATGTCTGCAACTAACTCAAAGTCTGCCTTAACAAGGAACTCCTTATAGTCTTGGTCAGCCTTTAGTTCATACAGAAACACAATCTCATTAACAGACTCACCCATACGCTTCATCAACTCAAGGTAAATCTGTCCTTGCATCAAGTGAGTTCTAAAAGGTCGACGGATACTTCTCCACGCCTTAGTCAAATCACCGTCTGCTTTGGCAATCAATTCTGGGGCTTCAAAGCGAAGAGTTCCTGTTCCAATTGATTTAATCTCAATAAGGCAGTCAGAACCAATGCCCTTAATCCAACCATCAGCATGACCAGCAATACGTAGTTCATCGTCAATCAAAGGTATTTCTCTGTACTCAAGGAAGTAAGCACGAGCATCACATAACCCACATTTAATTGGAGAAGTGGCGTAGAAGGTTCCACCGCAGATATGGCATTGCCATTTTCCGTGGAGATTTCCCATCTCTCTAAACCAGTTCTGCCATTTAGCGTGGATGCTGTGTCCTTCGTCAAAGATGGACTGCAAACGTAGGTTTGGCTTGTCTTTCTTTACAGTGACTCCAGTTAGAGCAAAGTACGATGCTCGTAAGCACCAATCTGACTTTGCCATTTCTGATGGGTGCAAAACATCAGTACGACGTTCCTCTGCTGGCTTTGCCATCAGGTGTCGCTCAATGTCGCCAATCAGACGTGGGTTAGTCTTCTTCGCTTCTAGAAACCGTTTGAGTTCACTGCTCATCCCAATCGTCCAATCCCATAATGTATTGCTCTAGTGTCATCTTCTTTTTGTAACTCTTTTTCCACTTTCGAACTAAAGCGTTACGTTCACGATGTGACATACCGCCCCAGATTCCATGTGGCTCTTCTCTTTCTACCGCATCCCACAGACAATTAAGTCTTGCAGGGCACGGGTTCTTACCGTTCTCTCCAAAGCAATACGACTTTGCTTCATCAGCAATTACCTTGTAAAGGTCTTTATCACGGGGAGGATAAAAGATGTCGGTGTCGGCAACGCCTTTGCACCGTGCTTTATACCTCCACGCATAGGTAGGTTCATCCATTCACGATTCCTGTTCATAAGTTCTCTCTCATTTCTAGGTAATCGTCTTCAAGGAGAACCACGTAGTTCTCCCCATCTAGATGTAAACCAAGTACGGGTATTCGGCTATCTAAGATTGCCTCTCTCACTATCTTCTTTAAGACTTCTGACTTAATAGTGACTTGCTTCTTGCCAGTCCACTTGTGTTCAATCAGTAAGTCCTTTGAACGTACATCTCCCTTTCTAGACCAGAAGGCTCCAGAAGCAGCAGTACGAGAACCATCAACCTTTTTGGCTATGCGTTCTTCGTGTTTGCGTGATTGCTTCTGACCCTCTGATTTCATTTTTCTGGTGCTTCAAACATGTGGTTCTTGGTCTCACCAAGAACAGCGATGGTTGATGCAACGGTCTCAGTTATATCCATAACAATGACCATTAAATCTTCGGGATGACCAGTCTCATGGATGTTGCGACCTGTAAACATCGAGTCTTTGTTACGCACAACTTTGTTTACAATTCCTAGGAACTGGTCCATAGAAAGAAACCAATTTGGTCCTTCACCCAAGGTCAATCACCTTCTTCCGTAACTCTTCCATGAGGTCAATTTCCTCACGGATGCTTGCGATGACAGACTCTGTGCCCTGCCATTTACGCTCACCATAGTAGTACCAACCACCCTTACGTTCAATGATGCCATGCAGAACTGACATGGCTGCAATTTCTTTGGCAAAGTCGTACTCGCCTGGTTCACAAGCACCGCCCTTATCAAAGTAAAAGTCAAAGAAAGCCACTCTCTGTGGGGGTGCAGTCTTGTTCTTTAGAGTGCGAATCTTGATGGTTTGCCCAACACGTTTCTTATCGTTGCCAGTTCCAGCCTCAATCCATTCGTCACGACGAACTTCAGAGCGAGTAAAGAAGGCATAGTTCTTGCCTTCTCCGCCAGGAGTGGTGCGAGGGTCTCCGTGCATTACGCCAATCTTCATACGGTATTGGTTAATGACCAGTCCTAGTACAGGGCGTTCATCTTCTACCAAACTTCTTTTGATTGCTGAACCCACGACCCTAAAGAACTTGTTAGTAAGTAATGCTCCACGTCCAACGGTCATCTCGTCCATGTTCTTTTCCATTTCTGGAGATGGGGACAAGGCTGGCAATGAGTCAATGACGATTGCGTCTACGGCTTTTGATTCAGCAAAAGCAATCACAGCGTCGTATGCCTCTTCCATAATGTTGGTTTCAATAACGATGACCTTGCTGGTATCTACACCACACATCTCTGCGTACTCTGGAACCCACTGCTCTGCAGCAACCCACACGGTTGTGTGGTCTGGGTTTAACTTTTGGTTAGCAGCAATTGTCTTTAGGGCAACCGCTGTTTTTCCGTGTGAGGACTCCCCGATTAACTCATTCCACTGATTGCCAGGAAAACCCCCACCTAACACAAAGTCAAAAGTTGTTGACCCTGAAGTAATCCTAGGAATTAGGTCTTCTCTAATGTCCGAAGCAACAACGACTACATTGTCCCCAAAACGTTTGTTTAGTAGTGCAGCAACTTTCTTTGCTTCGTCATTAATCATCTCTGTTCTCCTTTGTAGCAATTAGTAAGTCATTTACTGTGAGTAAATATCCTTTACTCATATTTGGCGGAATGTCACAAGAAATAGGTCGTCCAAATGACTCAACCGCATATTTGAGTATAGGTGTTGGCACTGACACCATCGTCTTTTGAAGAACAAACACCCAATAATCTGCTTTTGTTACAGACAACCCCGAAGGTTCCCAACATTGACAAGACAAGTGGTAGCACTCTGTTTCGATGTACAGATTGTTTGTTCGCACCCATTGTCGGTCAGTTTTAACCTCAACAGTTTTACCTGATGTGTGAAGTTCTTTAACAAGGGCTTCTCCTTCTTGTCCGAACTTTAAATCTAAATCAAAGTCTGAAAGTTTACTCATCCGTCAATACGACCGATGATTCCTTGAGGATTCCAGTTGCTGGTTGAATCGTTTCCAATCGACGACTTTGTACTTCCCTCAACCTTTGCTCCTGTTAATGCTCCGTACTTACTTCCCGATTGTGAAAGCGGATACCCGCAGTCATAACAGCGAGGTGCTGCATTTTGAACAGCCATGTAGTTTGTAGACCCACACTCAGGACAAGAATCAATCTGCTTTGCACTCTGTGCTCGTGTTTCAGGTGCTTGAGGTTGCGGAGGTGTGTATCTAGTCATTGGTTGTTGTGACGGAGGCATGGGAGGTGACACATCCCTGCGAGGTTGTGGGGCGTTATTCTGTAACTTCTTTGCCCACCAATCAGCGTTTGACATTTGGTCTCCTTGGTCCGACTGTTAGTAATCCTATATCAACCATCTGTGCAATGCACCCAACGACAGCAGCGAGTGTCATGTCTTGGTTTCGAGATTGGTACAACTCCCAAAAATCATCTGGAACCTCTACGTCTGTCCGAATTGCTTTGGCTTTTTCTAGTTCTGCCATGGCTTTTGAGATTGAGTAGGTTTGCGTCAAGATGAGCGGAATAAGGTGTTCAATCTTCTGGACACGCTTATCGCTGTCCTGCTGTTCCATTTCCGCAACTTCATCGCTTACTGCAGTAGTGCCAGCAATAACGCTTAATGAAAAAGCGTCTTGAAGTTGAGAGTCAAGGAACAAACCTCTAACTCTGTACATAACTTCTGCAGCAAACCTATCTCCGTCAAACTCAAACTTCTTTTTACGTTTAAACCAACTCATTTTGCTTCTCCCCATTTCTGGACAATGTGTGTGTCAGCAATCAACGGGACAAGCATGTCTGGAAGTTTTACGCCTTCCATAGACTCTCGAATTGCTGCAGCCGTTTCATCGGCTAAGTGGTCTGGTGCAATTGTGACCAGTTCGTCATGTACAGTCAAGAGTACGTTGACGGTTGGCTCATTAACAAAGCAAGAATGGGCTCTCACCATTGCTAGTTTAATGAGGTCGGCAGCAGAACCTTGGATGACCGTGTTAAAGGCTTGGCGTTCTGCACGAGACTTGGGTCCAATATCTGGACTGGTCAACTCAGGGATATACCTGCGTCGTCCAAGAACTGTCGAGACATACGGTAATGGACGCTGTTGACGTGCAATGCGAATGACTCGATTTCGATAGTTATTGATGGAAGCAAACTTGTCGTTAAACAAATCCATCAGTTGGTGTGCTTCTTTAACTGTGCAACCAATTTGGTCTGCAATCTTCTCAGGACCAACGCCGTAAGCAATTGCAAGCACCAAGACTTTTCCAGCACGACGATTAACTCCCATACGGTCACCAATCGTGGTGTAGATGTCTCCTCCCTCAAGGTAGTTCTTGATGAATGCGGGGTCTTGAGAAAATGAAGCGATGATGCGTGGCTCAATCTGCGAATAGTCAGCCACGATTAACTTGTGTCCTGGAGGTGCAATAAAGAGGTTACGGATTAACTTTCCATACTCTCCTTGCGATGGGATGTTCTGTAGATTTGGTTCGCTACTGGAGAATCGACCAGTCTCTGCACCATAGGACTTAAAGTTTGTGTGGACTTTGCCATTTACTAAAAGACTCTGACGATTAACCATCTTTGATTTACCGCCAGTAGTTCTTTTAACTTCTCCACCTGCGTATGGAGTTACATAGGTTGTCATTAACTTATTCAAGTCTTGGTAACGCATGATGGCTCCTACCAGCGGGTCTTTTTCACGGTAGTAATCCAAGGCTTCAGAACTTACAGAGTAATGTTGAATCTGAACCTCTTCGCCCTTTTTCATTGCCTCTAATCCTTTTGGGGTTAAAGCAATCTTGATAGTTTTGTTTGGGCGAATTCCTCGACCACCCTCAGACTTAGGGGTAAAAAGAATCTTTTGTTTTTCAGGGATTGAGTTCATGTGGAACTCTTTTCCTGCAATCTTATACGCCTCTGCTGTAACTGCTACAAGGTCTTTCTCAATCTTGTTCTTTAGACGGTCAAGTTCTTCTGTGTCAATAAATGCGCCTGTAGTCTCCATGTCTGCCAAGACAAGAAGCAAGTCCATTTCTAATCGCCATACAGTTGTCATTCCACGTTCTTTTAATCGAACGCTGTAAATCTTGTATAACTCCCACGTTGATTCAGCATCAATACCTGCATACTTTGCAACATCGCTAAATGCGTGTTTTTCTACAGCGTGACCAATTCCTTTGACGACAACCTTGCCTAATTCACGCTTTGCACAGTCGTCAAGACCAAGCATGTTCTTTGTGCGGTTATCAAGAATAAATGCTGCAACTAACGTATCAAAGTATGGTTTGGTGGGTACGACTCCTCGATAGTACTTAGCAACTGCTTTGAGGTCGAACTTAATGTTGTGTCCGACTTTGATTTGGTTACCAAACAATAAAGGCTTGAGTGCTTTAAACACATCCCCTGGGAGGAGTTGGTCGGGAGCAGTATCGAAAACTGGTGTCCAACTATCTTCGCGTTTTGAGTAATCCTGTTCACGTATCTCTTTTCCTTCTTCTAAACGCTTTTGTCCTGATGCAAGTAACGGCTTTTCCCAACGAATAAATTCACCATTGGGGTGACCCATAGGGATAACGTCAACACGTCCTTCTGTTGCAAAAGCAATCCATGTAACTTTGTTGAGCATCGGGTGTACTCGTGCAAAGTCATCGTCGCCAACAGTTTCCACGTCAAATGCAAATGCGGGTTGTTGTTTGTAGTACTCAACA